CTTGTAGTAAGTGTTTTCATAAACCTCCGTCAGTCCTGTGTACGTGTATGCCTGTAAGCCGTTAGTGCTGCCATAGAGTTCTAACATTTTCATCTGAATTTGCAAGTTTAGCATCTCTAATCGAGAAATACGAGCACGATAACCAATAGCATCTAAAATACGGTCGTATTCAGGATTGCCAGTCAACGAAAGAGCTTTATATTGCTGTAGGGTGATATTCCTAAAATCCTTTAATTCTTTGTCGGTCAAATACTTCTTGGCCTCTGCATATGAGATTTTATTATCAATAGCATAACGAGAATAAAAGGCTTCAATCTGCTGTATGATGTTCGCTTGTGCCATACGTAGCTGTTCTTCCATACGGGCAATGTACTTACTAGCAATCAACTGAGACTCTAATTCTCGTTGTGCAGCTCGACTTTCCCAGTACTTACTCATCGTTGTTCATTCCCGTTTGAGATTGTCTCTGTTTTTCTAAGGCTTCTTGGTACTCATCTATTTCCCTCAGTTCTTCGGCTTTTTGTTTGGCTAGCCTATCCTCAACTTCTGCCGTGTACCAAGGATGGTTTTCACGGTTTGTTTGGTCGTCAATAATACCTACTGACTTCTCGCACATTTCCACAGCTTCCATCTCATTAGTGATGATGTCACGATTAAAAACAAACTTTACTATTTCTTCAGTAAAATCACCGTCACCAATCATCCTCAAATAATGAGTGATGAACCACATCATGTGCTCAATACTTGACTGCATCTCACTCTCCAGAATGTTGCAATCAAGATCTAAATCACTATAACGGAATTTTAGAGCTACACCTGATGCATTTCCTAGATTTTCGTTAAGTGTATCAACACCACGGCCAAGCTCGTATATAGCCTTGCGTGTACGTTCAAGCTCTTTCTCATTAGCATCTGTTTGGATATCTGCAGTAAGCTTGTCCACGTCACCATTTTCATCTGTTTTGACCGTGCGATAAACGTTGAGATCATGGAGGAACTCTTTTAAATCAACGCCACCATAGTTAATCAGTTTATAGATAAAATTAGGAATATCAGCAAGTACATCTGCGTTAGTAGAAGCTTGTGTATTGTAATTGTCAATGAGTGATTTAATCTGTTCAATTAAAGGTTGCTCTTCTTCGTTATACCTGAAATGAATAAGAGGTATCTTTTCCCACAACACCGGTTGTTCACCTAATAAAAAGTGATATCCCTGTTTTCCACCTGCAGGGATATCTGGAACTAAATTCGAGCTTTCAAGTACATATTTATCAATACCTTCACTATGATAGTGTTCGATCTTTTTTAAAGTCTTTTTGGTTGTACCTTCATAATGATTCGTTTCATACACTCGTAAAAACGACTCAATTTTCATATTTTCAGAGTCTGCATAAAACGGTATGATTTGTTCTGACGGAAAGCGCATAAAACTAAGTTCACCAATCTCATTAAAATACGGGTGTAGATAAGCAACACCTTTGTTAACGGCTTCTTTCCCTACTTTCCGTAATCGATTAATCATTCCAGCATCGAAGATTTCATCTAACTTTTTCTGATACCCCTCATTTTCACTTGTTACAGAAGGTTGTTTCGAAAGTACATACCCAACCTTTTGATCCACAAGCTTCTTCACATAGCCGTGCACTAGCTTTAAGTTAGATTTCCAATCAGCATCACGGTTCTTTTCTTCGATATCCATCTTGTTTCTGTAATACTTCTCACCAATGAGCATCATTTTACGCTTGTCCGACTTTTCCCAGTCTTTAATCTCATTAAGTATGATTTGCTCATTTTTAATCACACTAGCAACCATGTTTTTTATCACCTCTTCCATTTGTTCATGCCACCTTGGTCGGAATAAATCCTCAATTAGCATTTAATCACCTCACTTTAAAACGGAGATAGACCTTCGTTGCATATCCCTTTCGAATCCATATCTAGTTGCATCAATACAGTGATTGTTTCTATCCTCTAACCGCGGAATCGGATTCCCATCCTTATCTGTTTGATAGTCGATATTCTCAAACTCTCTAGCAATATTTGGCGTGCGTTTCGGGTCAATACAGATGAAATCTAAATCACCTAGCCACTCCTCACCATATTCCACACTATCAGGACCTTTCTTAGCAGCCTTCACTCGTTTAATATTATGATCATTTTTCAATTCTGCAATGGACTTAGGTTCGGCACTATCAGCAAATATTTCGTCTGATTGATACCCTTTTTTATACAATTGTTTTGATAATTCACGATTACTGATTTTAACTCCATAAATTTCATCGATAGCGTAGATACCATTCTTCTTTTTGTCATAATGCCAACGGACAAATGCTAACGGATCAGTAGCATAACCAAAATCGACACCGTTTCGGATGTTGTCAAAGGACGCAACCATTTCATCCGTGATTGAACCTTTTTCAATTTGTAAGTTATCAAATGGCACAACACCACTCCCTATCGCTTCTCCGAGATATTCCCAACGGTATTTTAAAGGCTTATTTTTCTTAACATTTTCTGCTTCTTCGATAAACTTTTTCGATAGGTGCGGATTCCCCAAATAAGTTGAATGATGCACATAAGTGTTGGCATCAATCATTGAACTCTCATACTTCTTGTTTACCCAAGACTGTTTACGTTTCGGTGGGTTATAAGAATAATAAAAAGAGTAGTCAAAAGGGTATGCTTGCTGTCTGTCAGCTTGCGAGAATATCTTCCCTTCCAACTCCTCACGTAGAATTGAGTTTTCAATTGTTGTTACTTCATCTTCTGACTTAAATTCTGCTAATTCTTCAAACCAAACAATTGCTAATGGGAAATCCGCATCCTTGATAGACTTAATCTTTTCAGGATCATCAGCACCAGCAAAGTAAATCTTGTTCCCTCTACCTAAGTAAGTAATCTCAAGCTTAGAATCAACAAAACGGAATTGATCACGAACTCCCATTATGTTTGCAGCAGCCTTAAAGTTAGCGTACACGGATTTTAAAATGGTATTTTGCACCTTCCGTACGCCAATAGCAGACACTGGATATTCCATGATGTCTAACAAGATACGCATCGGAATGTGAAACGACTTGCCAGAACCACGGCCACCCTTTAGTACATATCGAAGATGTTCCTTAGCTCTGGATGCTCGCCAAAACGGTTTGAATTGCTCTGTAATGATACTAGCTAAGCTGATACGTTGCTCTGTCATTACACATCATCCACAATAACCACTTTAGTTTTACCGTCCGTTTCCACCTTGTCAATCCACATACGATATCGCTTACCAAGTAATTCAGCAGCTTTAATACGTTCAGCAGTAGTTGGCGGCATATCTTCATCAATTGTTTGGGCACCTTCACCGATGCCGCGTAAAGTTGCTGAAGTTGTCTCGCCCCTTGCGATAGCAGTTAGTAGCTCTAGTATTTCTTGCTGGTCTGCTACTCGCTCGGACTTCAATTCCTCCATACGATTGTCTATATATGATTTCACATTAACATTTGTTAACATTCGAC